GGCTGACGTTGTTGAAGAAGAACCTGTTGCACCGGCTGCACCTGTTGAACCTGCACAAGATACAACTGCAATGATTCAAGAGTTGAAGGACGACTACGAGAACAAAAAAATGGAATTAGACGCGAAGATTGCTGAATTAGAGAGCAAAGTAAAACAAGGGTTTGCACAAGTAGCTGAATTAGTAGAGGCACTTTCAAACACCCCAACTGCTGAACCTACTCAAAAATCAGCTAACGCATTTCAATCTTATGTAACTACTAACGATAGCAAGTACGAAAGATTGGAGAAATATAGAAACGCAATTTTAAACAAATAAATTTATAAAAAATGTCATTTTCAGTAAGTACATTAACAAACTATACTAAAGAGAACGAAGCATTATTGGTTTCTTCTTCAGTATTAGGAGCAAAAACCGCGTCTTTAATTAAGAGCGCAGGTAACGTAATGGTTGGCGTTAAATCCGCAGAAACTATTAACATTATGGACACAGACGCTTTCTTCCAAGCAGGTGGAACTTGTGGTTGGAACGCGTCAGGTACAACTTCTTTCACTCAAAGAACTGTAACAGTAGGTAAAATCAAAGTACAAGAGTCTTTATGTCCTAAGGCATTAGAAGCTAAGTATTTACAAAAGGCTTTGCCAACAGGTTCACAGTACGATTCAATTCCATTTGAGCAACAATATTCTGAGAAAAAAGCTAAGACTATTGCTTCTCAATTAGAAACTGCTATTTGGCAAGGTGATACTGCTTCTGCTAACGGTAACTTAAACAAGTTTGATGGTTTAATCAAATTGATTGGTGCTGCTAGTGGTGTGGTTGACGCTAACGTTTCAGGATATGTTTCAGGCGCGCCTTTAACTTCTATTACTGCTTCAAACGTAATCGCATTATTCGATGGTGTTTACAAAGCAATCCCTGCTAAAGTAGTTTCTGCTGACGATATGACTATCTTCTGTGGTAGCGATACTTTCAGAACTTACACTATCGCATTGAAGAACGCTAATATGTTCAACTATTCTTTTGATGGTAAAGCTGATAGCGAATTCGTATTGCCGGGTACTGCAATCAAAGTTGTAGCAGTAGAAGGACTTAACGGAACGAACGATGTTTACGCAATGCGTTTAAGCAACTTGTTCTTAGGTACAGACTTATTGAACGAAGAAGAAAAATTTGAAATCTTCTTTGCTAAAGAAGCTGACGAAGTACGTTTTGCAGCTGAGTTCAAAATGGGTGTAAACATTGCATTCCCTGACGAAATCGTAAAAGTAGCTATCTAATTATAAAGGGGGGTTGAAATATACTCCCCATTTTTAAATAAAATAAAATAAATAAAAATGGCGTGTGCATTAACACAGGGATATACCCTCGATTGTCGTGATTCCTTAGGTGGAATTACTGAAGTTTATTTTATTGCAAGTTCGGATATAACTTCTTCAACTGAAGCTAGTGGTGTTATTACCGCTTTAGTAAAAGCAGCAGGCAAGAGGTTTTATAAATATGAATTAACAAAAGGAACTTCAATGTTTACTGAAGCAGTAACTTCGAATGTTCAAAACGGTACTTTATATTTTACTCCTGAATTGACAATAATCCTAAACAAGTTACAAGCAAATACAAGAAACGAAATTTTATTATTAGCACAGAACAGACTTGTTGCAGTTGCTAAAGATAATAACGGTAAGTATTGGTTTCTTGGTAAAGAAAGAGCATTAGATTTAACTGCCGGTACTTCCGAAACGGGTACTGCTGAAGGCGATAGAAGTGGTTATACTTTAACATTTACGGGAGCTGAACCTGCTTTAGCACCTGAAGTTAACAGTACTGTTGCTGCTGCCCTTACAACTGCAGGATAGTTTATAGTTTTTCATAGTTAGTTCCCCTGCCTAGTTTTCTAGGTGGGGGTTTTTGTTTTGTAAATATTTATATAATTGCTATTTATAATTGATGATACACTTAACTAAAGGTCAAACCAATACAATTATATTGACTTTAACTGAAAAACAGTTATTGACTGCGCCTAACTATTTATTTGTTTTTACTAATAGGAGTAGCAATAACGTTATTAAATTCGTGGTTTTAAATACGGCTGACTTAAGTTTATACAAGGATAGGTATAATGAATTTAGTATTGTTACTAATACTAACTTTAGTTCGGCTTTAGAAGGGCAATATACCTACGAGGTGTACGAACAAGCAAGTAGTTCAAATACAAATCCAACAGGCTTAAACAAGCTAGAAACGGGCATTATGTGGCTTTCAGGTTCGACATTGACATATAACCAATACACAACAACAGACACTTATACAATTAGACAATGATAGATTTAAGAGTATTAACATTCGCTGAAGCTAGGCAACCCGAATTCAAAGAGAAAAAGGGCATAGACGGTGGATATATTAAATATGGGGAAAATAACGATTACCCTGAATATATAGTTGACTTATATAATAAGTCGTCTAAGCATAGTGCAATTATTAAAAGCAAGGTGCATTATATTACCGGCAATGGTTGGAGCGGTCAGCCTGACGCACAAGGTTTTATCGACAAGGCTAACAGGGTTGAATCTTTAGACGATTTAACTAGGAAGGTATCTTTAGATATTGAAATATTTGGGGGTGCTTATTTGGAGGTTATTTGGGATTTATCGGGTAACCTTGCGGAGTTGTGGCATTGTGATTATACTAAAATTAGAACTAATAAAGATAACACGCAATATTGGTATAAAGAAGATTGGAAGGATAATAAGGTTAAGCCTATCGTTGTAGCTGCTTTTAACCCTAAACACCCAACAGGGAAGCAAATTTTATACATTAAGGAATACAGACCTAATATTGGTATTTACGGATTACCTAGTTACTTCGCAGCCTTAAATTATATTGAATCAGACATTGAGGTTTCTAAGCATATTTTAGGCAATGCCCAAACAGGGTTTTCTGCTAGTAAACTTATTACTTTACCAAATGGCGAACCTAACGACGAAGAAAAACGAAATGTAGATAATAGATTAAGAAAAACTTATAGCGGTGCGGACGGTAAAAAGTATATGATTGCTTTTGTAAATGACATATCTAGGAAGCCTGTCGTAGATGATTTAGGTACTAGCGATTTAACAAAAGAAGATTTTAGCAGGATAGATGAATTAATTCAAACAAATATATTTAGCGGACACCAAGTTACGACCCCGTCGATTATGGGTATCGCTGAAGCAGGGAAGCTAGGAAGCAGAACTGAAATGCGTGACGGCTACGAAATATTTAAGAATACTTATGTTAACGCTAAACAAATGCATTTAGAAAGTGTATTTAATATGTTAGCTAAATTTAAAGGTGTTACAACTGAAATCAAAATCATACCTACTGAACCGATAGGAATTGAGTTTAGTGAGCAAACGGTAGTTTCATTTGCGCCTAAAGAGTGGGTATTAGAAAAGATAGGTATCGATATGACTAAATACGAACCTGCTCCGGAGGCGGTTGTTCCTGCACAGGAGTTATCCGTTAACGAGCATATCAAAGGTTTAAAAGGTCGTGAGTGGCAAAATATGCAACGTATTATTCGTGAGTTCACTAAAGGTAAAATTAATAGAGAACAAGCAAGTGCAATGCTTAAAACAGGATATGCTTTAAGCGACGAGGAAGTTAATACTTGGTTGGGTTCGGAGGAAATGGACGCTGAATTCGCAGCACAAGATTTCGGTGTGTTTTATGAATTCGGTGAAAGCAAAGAAGCGTTTAATGTTTGGAAGTCTAAGAAAAGATTTAGTGATGAAGCAGACTTTTTTATGTTTGCTGACGTTACACAATTAGAATCAGATATACTTGACCAAATCGCAAAGCAAAAAGACGTTACTCCTGAAGTATTAGCTGAAGTTTTAGACGAGGACGTTGATACTATTAACACAGTATTAAAAGATTTAGAAGATAGGAATATTATAAAAACTACTGAAACCAAAATAGGCAAAGGGATAAATAGTAATATTATTGTTTCAAGAGAATTAACACAACCGCTATCTAAAACAGTAGGCAAAGTAAAGCCTGAAACAACTGAAATCTTAGTTCGTTATTCATACGATTGGAAAACAGGCTTTGACAATAGCGATAAAAAGAATAGCCGACCTTTTTGTGTTGCTTTATTAGACGCTAAAAAGCTATATAGCAGAAGTGATATTGAGGCAATGAGTGCAAGGCTAGGATATTCCGTTTGGGATAGGCGAGGCGGTTGGTGGAACGATAACGGAACTATAAGCGAAAGTTGTAGGCACGAGTGGAAAACAAACATAGTAACACGAAAAAAATAAGAAATGTCATTAAATACATTATTCATATCAGTACAAGGAATTAAAGACAGAACAGGTTTACACGCAAACGTAGATGAAAAATTAGTATTGCCGGAAATCAAGACGGCACAAGATATGTATATACTACCTGCATTGGGTAGTACTTTATACAATAAATTACAAAGTGCGATAAATGGTTCAACTTTAAACGCAGACGAAAATACGTTATTAAATAACTATATCGCTGATTGTTTGATTTACTATGTTATGAGTGAATTGCCTATGGGGTTATCATATCAGTTTTACAATAAGGGGTTATTAAGAAAGTCAGGCGACAATACCGAAAACCCATCAATGCAGGATATGATTGATGTGGCTAATAGATATAGAACAAGAGCAGAATTTTATAAGCAAAGACTTATTAAGTTTTTAAGACAAAATAATACTTTATATCCTGAATACTTAAACTTTACAAGTGGTATCGATACAATCGTGCCTGACTTAGAAGGTTACACTTCATCAATATATTTAGAAGATGATAGTTGCTATGATAATAAAAACTTAGCAGAAAAGTATCAGGGTAAAATCGGTTGTTAATATGAGCAAAGAAGCAAACATTAAAAATCAAAATAAGCTAAAAGTTTATTTAGAAAAAACAAAAAAGAATGACATTAAACCAAATCGTAAAGCAAATAACAGCCTTCGGGGACAATCACGAGCAAATTAAGTTCGTGTATTTTGGCGATGTATGGGAGCGATTAAGCAATGGCGAGGTAACTTATCCTGCTATGTTTTTTAGTTTAATCGACGCGCAGATATTAGCAAAACAAATTCAATACAATTTTTCTATTTATGTTATGGATAGGATGTTAATGGAAGAAACAAACGAAACGGAAGTATTGAGCGATATGACTTTAATAGGTCAGGATATGGTGGCAAAATTAAGAGACCACGTTTATAATTGGATTGCTAGTGATAATATGACATTATCGTTTTATACTGAATCCGACCCCGATTATTTGGCGGGTGTAAAGATTGATTTCTCATTAACATTATCTTCATTAAACGACACTTGTCAAATACCTACTAATGGAATCTAAAAAAATAAACCAATTAGCAACGGAGATGGCTCCGGTTGCTAGTGACCTAACAATAATCGGTGACCCAATAACAGGTGTATCTAAAAAGATTACGCTTGAGCAACTTGCGGTTTTATTTGGGGGTGCAATTTCTTTTTATAGTAGTTATGCTTCATTCCCTGCAACAGGGGACGTAGATATTATATACTGCGCAAAAGATACTAATAAACTTTATTTGTGGAACGGTGCGTATGTCGAAATATTTCCTAGTCAGGCGTTATTAGATACCTACCAATTAAGAAGCGAAAAGGGCAACGCTAACGGCTATGCTTCATTAGATAGCTTAGGCAAGGTTCCTGTTTCTCAATTACCAAGTTCGTTAATGGAGTATAAAGGTACTTGGAACGCGTCAACTAATACGCCAACACTAGCTAACGGCACAGGCGATACAGGCGACGTTTATATTTGTAGCGTTGCGGGTACGGTTAACTTTGGTGCGGGTGCTATTACTTTTGCAGTAGGCGATTACGTTATTTATTCGGGTACTATTTGGCAACGCTCAAGCGGTGCAACGGGTACGGTAACAAGTGTTGCGGTAAGTGAAAGTAGTGCTGCTTTAACAATTACAGGTTCACCGATTACAACTTCGGGAACTATTAACATAGGGTTTGCCGGTACTTCTGCGCAATATGTAGCAGGTGACGGTAGCTTAGTTACATTCCCCTCTATTATTACGGAGGCACAAAAATTAGTAACGGAAGTTTATAATAGTACAGGAGCTACTTTAACTAAAGGAACGGTTGTTTATATTAACGGTGGACAGGGCAATTTGCCAACGATTACAAAGGCAATAGCAACAGGCGATTCTACTTCAGCACAAACTTACGGAGTAGTACAATCGGATATTACCAATATGAATAATGGATATGTGGTTGCTATGGGTGCTTTAATCAACCTAGATACACAGGCTTATTCAGTAGGTACTCAATTATATTTAAGTTCAACGACTGCGGGTGCTTGGACTTCAACAAAGCAATACGCTCCAAATCATTTAGTATATGTTGGTATTGTAGTTAGAAGCCATCCGACACAAGGTGTTGTAGAAATAAGAATACAGAACGGTTTTGAGTTAGACGAACTGCACGATGTGTCCGCTCAAACGCCTTCAAATAATCACGGGATATTTTACAATAGTTCGACTTCATTGTGGGAAAATAAATCCATTGCAACGGTTTTAGGTTATACTCCAATATCGTTAACTTCATTATCAGCTAGTTCGCCATTAAGCTATAATAATACAACGGGTGCGTTTAGTATTAGTCAGGCTTCGGGTTCAGCCGACGGCTATTTAAGTTCAACAGATTGGACGACTTTTAACAGTAAGCAAGACGCTTTAACAAACCCTATAACCGGAACCGGTGCAAGTGGAAGAATAGCTTATTTTAACGGAACTACGACTCAAACAAGTTCAGCTAATTTAACTTGGGACGCTACCAATAACCGCGTAGGTATTGGATTAACAAACCCACAAAGAAGTTTAGAAATTTATAATGCAACGGCTGATTCGCATTTAAGATTATCGGGTGCTGCTCCTTCGGTTTCAATGGGCGAGGCGATAACAGGTGCAGTATATCAGGCTAAGTTTGGATTGATTACTTCAAACGGACAATTCGTTACAGGAGGCTTGGCAGGTGACTTTGTAATTATTTCACAAACAGGTGCAACTATTTGGGCAACAAGTGGTGGTGAAAAAATGCGTTTGACTAGCGGTGGTAATCTTGGTATCGGAACAACGTCACCTACTTTTACTTTACAAGTTTCAGGAACGACAAGGATTAGCGGACAGTTAAGTTTAGGTTCAACAATTACTAACGCAACTTATACTTATACATTGCCGGGTGCAACAGGAACTTTAGCTTTAACAAGTGATTTAGGTTCTTATTTACCTTTAAGCGGTGGAACATTAACGGGTCAGGTTAATTTTATGGGATATTTTAGCATTTATAGCGACTCCTCTAATATGGGTGCTTTAGGCTTTAATAGAAATGCTTCAACGGGAGCAATATATAATTCTTCTTATGGAGCATACCAATTGCAA